ATACTCGTGACGCAGTTGAGTGCCCTGAATTTGTCGTAAATCAATAAACTAGGAGGATTGTTATGGATATACCAAATCTAAGTGGTTTCGCTGACCCCCAAAATGTCAGCAAGAAAGGTACAGGAAGCTTCAATGCTTCTTACATAAATTGGGCTCGCACCCTTCACGATATTCGTGAAAACGCAAAAGGTTGGATGCCTGAAATGATTGAGAATGTTCATGGCGAGCAAGTACACCCATGCCCAGACGGCACTGGTTACTTAATGATTCGCTTTCGTCATGAGGATGGCACAAAGACTACCGCCATTCCCCATGCAATAATGGACAACAAAATGCATCCAGTTAAGGGGGATAGAATTAGTTCCCGTGATGTTTCTGATTCATTTGTCCGAGGGGCATGTAAATGTGCAGCTGCCGTTTTTGGTTACGCATGGCAGATGTGGTCTAAAGATGACCCCATGGAAAGAACTGCCGAGGAGGATAAAGAAATTGAAGCCCTCCGTGAAGAGCGTGCTAATATTAAAAAAGGTGTCATTAAGCAGTCTTATGCTCAAGCTGAGCAGACTGAAGAAGAAATTAAATATGTCGGAAATGACATTACCGATCAGCACTCTACCCCACAAGGTTGGCTTGAGGAAAATGATCCTATTGCTGTACAAGATTCTGTACAATCATGGGAGGATGTAACCTGCCCTTTTCCTAAACACAAAGGCAAGACCCTTGGTGTGATTGCAAAAGAGGATCCAAGTTACTTAGAATATTTTGTATCAAAAGTGGATACTATCGAAAATGATGAGCTTAAGAATGCTTTAATTGCATTCTCCAAGAGCAAAAATCAAGATGGTCATCAGCGTTTTGATAGGGTCGCATAATGGATGACCAAGAAAGAGGTGACGCTCCTTCTGCGTCCAAGATTTCTGCGATAATAAAATGTCGTGGTTATCATCAGGCTAATCTGAAATTCCCATACTATGGTGAGAAGAGTGCCGCAGATGAAGGTACGGTTCGCCATCAACATGAGGAAGATCAGACACCCTTAGATGATATTCTTGATGATGAACAAAGACTCTGTGCTATGCGGTGTCGTCAGGCATTAGAGTGGTGTAGGGATGATCTAGGTCTGCTAGAGAATAATACTACAATAGAGCGTGAAGTGCGGTTGTGGTGGGATGGGAAATGGTCAGGGCAACTTGACTACTTGGAAACTTGGTCAAAGTTAGGAGATGGTGGCTTGAGTGAATTTGCATTTCTTGCCGACTATAAAACCCTACGAGGTGATCATGATCCTGCTCATATTAATCAGCAGTTGTTAGCTCAAGCTGTCTTGGTTCACAAAAACTACCCCAAGGTTTCAGAAGTTTTCGTGGCGTTAATCGAACCTTTTAAGGAGCCGATGTACACCACTGCTAGCTACTCTTCAGCTCATCTTAGGGGTAAAGGTGAGTGGATTTCAGACATAGTAGACGAAGCAATGAGTGAGAACGCTCCTCGGACAGCGGGGCCGTCGCAATGCAAGTGGTGTTCGGCGGTCCCGTTTTGCCCAGAAGCAAGAAATTTAATGAAAGTAATAATGGAGGGAAAATATGGAAAATTGGTTGAAGGATGAGGATTTAGCAGAAGCAATGTCATTGGCGGTATTTGCTGAGACATTTGCTAAATCAGTAAAGTCGGCAGTTAAAGCTCGTTTAGAGGAAAATTCGGAATGCGTTCCAGGATATAAGTTAAAGGGCGGTGGTAATGTAACAAGTTACGATGCCAAGAAAGTTGCTGATATTGTAATGGATTCAAATGTGGTCGGTTGGGATCAATTACTAGAAGTAATGAAATTCTCAATGACACCATTTATAAAGATATGGGCAAGCCATACAGGTATGTCTAATGCGGAGGCTAAAAAGGATCTTCAGCAAAGATTTAAAGATATTGCTAGGACAAAGCCTAAGGCACCATCCATAATAAAAGCTCATGCCCCTAAAAAGTAATGGAAGTGGGAGAGAAGATAACGCTTTGCGTGAAGAAGAGAACCCCTTCCTTGAACACTTTTTTGAGGTGGAGTCCTTGGGAGCGATTGAAAGAAAAAAGGGAGATGACAATGGAAGTGGGAAACGCCATCGAATCCGCATTATCTCTTGCCGAGTCAGAATCTGTGACCCCGACAATCTCGTTGGGGGACAAAAGCATCTCATTGATGCGCTCAGGCTTGCAGGGATTATACCTGAAGATGACCCAGACTCGATCATCCTCCAAGTCTCCCAAAAGAAGGTCAAAAGCTACAAGGACGAAAAAACGTGGGTGGAGATAAGTAGATGAGCGATAGAATATCATTTAGACTATCTCCTGAGGCTTTAATGAATCTCCAATCTTTTTGCTCAGCAACAGGTAAAAAACCTAGTGAAATTGCTCGAGCAGGATTGGAGATTTATATGGCTCAATGTGGATGGAGGATACAATCAAATGTCGGACAGGTGTCGGACAGGTGTCGGACAAATGGAAAGACCAAAAAAGTGCCAAATGTCGGACAGGTGTCGGACAATCCTCGCGTACGTACGCGTGATACTAATTTAGATTTATCTAAAGATAAATCGTCGAGTCCGACAAATGAGAAGAAAAATGCAGTTCAGTCATGGTTCAAAAAGTTTTGGGTGAATTGCGATAACAAGATGTTTCCCAAAAGAGTAATCAAAACGATTTCTGAGAATTGGGATGAGTTAAAGGAATTAGCCCCCGACAGGTTGGCGGATCAGTACAACAAATATTGCAACGACGAGGCAATGAAGGTTCGGGAGTACAAACACCCAAATAGTTGGCTGAATGACGGAGGCTATGAAAACGAGATAAGCGAAAATAATGGAGGAGAGATTGCATATGACATTGAATAATTACAGCGACTATGATGCGGAGCGTGGATTCCTATCTACCTGCCGACATGAGGATGATGAGCCATCTTATGATATTTGGGCATACGGAATAGAAAATGGAATTAGCGAAAGTCATTTTACTGATTTAGCGAACACCGAATACTTTATTGCCGCTAGGCAAGCCGAGCGAGAGGATGATTTTGGCATGATTGGTGCCATGCAGAGGCTTCCAAAAGGATGGCACGAAGATAACCCCGGATTTACCTCAAAGGTGTTGATGTGTTGTGATACAACCACAAGGGGACGGGAGTGGGTGGATAGGCTTGTTAAAGCATACAAATTTAGAGAGCTACAAAAATTATGCCTGAAGATTCAGGACGATGTTGAGCAGGCGGGTAAACTTGATGACCCCACTCGGATCGCAGTCAAGGCAGAGGAAGCACTTAATCTTTTAATTGAGCCAAACTCTAAAACCTTGGTATCTGCAAAAGAATTGGCTGAGGCTACAAACCAAGCAATCAAGCTAGAAAGAGAATTGGGTGGTGCCACGATTACGACAAATATTCCGTTTCTTAATTCTATTCTCGATGGTGGCTTTAGGGCAGGACAAATGGTCGTTGTGGCAGCCCGTCCGTCTGTTGGTAAGACCACCTTCTCAATGAATGTGGCTCATCACTCAGGATATAAGGGTAAAAACATTCTGTTCTTTAGCTTAGAGATGTCCAAGGATCAGCTAGGAAAGAAATTGGCGGCAATCGACCAAGGGGTGAATCTTTCTAAGTTTGCAGATCGGAGAGACAATGATGAAGACAGGAGGCTTTTGCAGAAAGGTTTAGAGAATATATCCGAGCTTCCCATTTGGGTGGATGATAATCCTGCCCAAACTATTTCCCAAATCCGTGCTCAAGCAAAGACAATGAATCGTAAGCACGGGATTGATGCAATATTCATTGATTACCTTGGACTGATGGAGCCAGAGGACAAGAGGGATGTCAGGGAGCAACAGGTGGCTCAAATATCAAAAGCATGCAAAAGATTAGCCAAGGAGTTGGACTTGGTTGTATTCTTGATCTGTCAGTTAAACCGTGATTCAGCAAAAGCGGGCGGGCCCCCTGCCCTTCACAATCTTAGGGAGTCGGGGCAGATCGAGCAAGACGCTGATATTGTGGTTATGCTTCATAGAGAAATGAAAGCAGGTGGAGACACTGAGACTACGGACATAATCGTTAATAAGAACCGATTTGGTCCCATTGGACACACGAAAGATCGTGTAACATTCGATAGGTTTACTCAGAGATTTAGGCAAAAGGAATCTGAACCTAGGCTCCACTCTAAGCCAAAACCAGCAAGGCAACCAATCCAAGGAGATTTTGCGGAGACAGTAGATCGACTTTCATGAAACAGGTAGAAATAAACCTAAACAAGGATGAGGTTCTTCAACTAAAGCGAGGACAGAAAATTCAGGTTCAGTACGGGAATGCAATTATAACCATACATGGACCAAGAAAGGGAAAATGAGAGACTTCATCAAGGACTTGAGAGATTCAAATCATAGTGTTTCTGTGATGGCTGAGTACTTGAGAAGTTTAAAGTACCAAGTGACGCTTTTGCCTACAAAAGAAAGACCAAGCTTTGAGCAGAGAATGGACTTCCTAGATGACTGCGATCTCTATCTTAATATGCCAATTGAGGTAAAGCAGACTAAGTTAGTCGACTTCCCTAATGGAGCTGATGACTGGCCCAAGTCTTGGGGAGGAGTTAATGTGATGGCTGTTCACGCTTGGGAGTACAAAGATCCAAAACCTTTGTTTATAGCAGTACTTGATAAGTCATGCCAGAACGCTGCGATAATCCATAAAGATACGGAAAAGTATTGGATAAAAAAACCTCAGACAGATCGAAGAGATGGTAGGAGCCAATATGTTTTTAAGTGCCCAGTTGATAAATGCAAGTGGGTCAAGTTAACAAAGTAAATAATAATAAAATGCTAGGAGAGATATACACAAACATCATAGGAACGTCGGTTGCAGAACCAGAAATGAAACAAGCGGGGCAAAAGAACCTCCTTGTTCTCCGGTTGGCTGTAAATGAGAAAATAGGAGATGGGGAAAGAACATCTTTTATAACAGTAAACTCCTGGAGGGAGAAATTGAATGACAAGCTCATGCAGTTGTCACTAAGGGGTAAAAACCTAAAGATTCGTGGGCCCCTCCACATTGAAGAATGGGAAAAAGACGGACATAAGTTCCAGAAGCCCGTTGTCACTATGGATAACTTAACCTTCTTGGACAAGAAAGATGCTTAGGCATGTCTTTCGATTTGTCTATTTTCTACCCAGACGGGTGCGTCCTTTGTGGCGCACTCTTCTGGTGTGGGGTCGTATTTCTCGGATATTCTTTCGTGGGGGGATGGAAGCAGTAGGGAGGAAAAAATGGTTAAGATAATAGGATTAGCGGGACCCAAAGGCGTGGGTAAATCAACTTATGCGAATCAGCTTGTTTTTGATATGGTTGCCCAGGCTCCTTGCACTGCACCAGATTTGGCAAAGATTAGAATTATGAGTTTCGCATCTCCTTTAAAAGAAATGCTTGGGTGCATTGTACACGAAGATTACATCAAGGAAGATAAGGAAAGAATAATTCCACACCTCGGAGTGTCAGCTAGGTACTGCTTACAGACCTTGGGCACTGAGTGGGGAAGGAATACTATAAATTCTGATATATGGATAAATATAACAAAGCATCGAATTGAAGAATCTGATGCCAAAATATTTATAATTGATGATGTTCGCTTTGATAATGAAGCTAAGATGATTCTTGATATGGGGGGAGAGGTATGGAAGCTATCTAGGGACAACATAGGGGGCGGTGATGACCA